ATGATTCATTCTATCATTTATAATTTGTGTGAGGGCGATGTGGCACTAACGGATTCATGGCTTCGGTCTGCATTAGGCAAACCGACAGACAAAATGATAACAAAATCGGACCGTGATGGGCTGTCCGTCAGGGTAACTCCGAAGGGAAAAATTATTTTCCAACTGAGATATCGCTGGAATGGAAAGGCCGATCGAATCGATATTGGTACGTACCCGGCCACGGGTTTAAAAGAGGCCAGAGATATCGCGCTGTTTTATCGCAGTGAGCTGGAGCAGTTACGTAATCCCAAGGTGGTGAAACAAACTAAAATTGAAACAGCCATTACAGCTAAAACCATTGAGGGTGTTCTGCGTGACTGGTGGGAAACTGCTGTAAAAAATAAGCATGTAAATGACAAAGATGTATTGCGAGGCTTTGAGATACACATTTTCCCCAGAATTGGAAAAATTCCACATGATGATGCAAGCTTGCACATCTGGCTCTCTTTGCTTGAGGATATTATTAAAAAAACACCGGCAACCGGTGGAAAGCTACTGCAATATATTAAGCTGGCTCATAAGTGGGGTTGCAGAAGAGGGATAATTAAAAACAGCCCACTTATGGAGGTTACCGTTTCAGATCTTGGGGTGAAATCAAACCAAGGTGATAGGACACTTAATGATAATGAGCTTAGGTTGTTATTTTCTATTATTGATAACCCATCATACAGTTTACGTAATAAATGCCTGATTAAGCTGTGTTTACTGTTTGGTTGCCGTGTGGGCGAATTAATTCGGGCAAAAGTCAGTGATTTTGATCTGGATTCCAGGGTGTGGACGGTTCCGCCGGAAAATCACAAATCAGGAAGAAAGGTGAAAAAACCAATAATAAGGCCAATTATTGAGCCTGCCGCTGAGCTGATCAGGGACTTAGTTTTTCTTGGTGAAGGGAGTGATTATTTAATGCCTTCTCCGTCTGGTGGGCATATACATAAAGGCGGGCATGTTTATATTTGTGAATCCCTGAACAATAAAATGGCCGGCCAGTTAAAGGATTACGTAAAATGGTCTATACACGATTTACGTAAAACCATGAGAACAGGTATTGCAGATCTGACCATGCCTCATGTGGCTGAAATTATGCTGGGTCACAAATTGCCGGGAGTATGGCAGGTGTACGATAAGCACACCTACCTTGATGAACAACGCGAGGCTTATGAGAAATGGTGGGATAAGCTGACTAAAATTGTTTACCATTCTCCCAGTCAAAAATATCCTGCTTAAGAAATCGTAGTTCTCTTGATTTATAGCGTGGCTTCGGGAAACCTTCGCGTCTTTGTTTTCCGTTGCCAGCCCAAACCCTGATAGTGTGGGGTTTCACTTCATACCGTTCTGCCAGGTCACTGGTTTTAAACCACGGTGATTCCTGTTTGCTGCTATCGCTCATTTTTCACACTCCTTTTTGTACCCGTTCACCAATACCGCATTTGCCACTGCTGCAGGTGTACCTTCCCACTTTGCTTCAAAGGTAATCCCATTCAGATGGTACTGACTGAGGTCATCCAGCGTTTTAGGCAATGTGTCAGCAGGGAAGCCGTTCAGCACCGTATCGGCGGTCTGATTAACCGCCATTTCGATAATCTGCTCAGTGGTAAAGTCTGTTTTCCGGTAACCGGCAGCCCAGACAGCATCTGTAATATCAGACGGGTCATGACCGGCGGCCGTGATAATTTGCACCAGGTGCAGATCAGTTGTTTGCATGCTCCCTCCCGATTAATGCTTCCAGTTTCGTGACCAGATCCAGCATTTCACTTTTTAACTGTCTGGCTTCTGTCAGTTCCTGAACCCGTGTGTTTAAGCTGATTAACTCGTCGTCAATTTTCACCAGCTCATCACACAGGCATTTGCTGTTTGGCACACTCAGTGTTCCGTTTGAAACGGAAGCGTGAGGGCGGGTAAATGGTGGCTTTTCTACACCTTTTGATTCCGGCTCCGTGGTGGCAATAAAAGGGTGGCTTTCTGCCATTTTACCGGGGCATACTGCGGCGGCTAAAAGTCGGGAATTATCGACATTAGGTGCAGTGGCTGAAAGGGGAGAATTATCCTCTTTAGCAGCGGCCCACTGATAAACGGATCGTCCATCGGTTTTGGTTTGATTAATGACACCTTTACTGACATCATTTGCAAGCAGTCCGCTGATATTTTTGACGGGCATGCCTGACTGCTCAGACAGTTCTGTGGCAGTAAAGCATTTTCCCGTGTCTTTCAGTATTTCGCGTAAAATCTCCACTTTCGTGCGTGACACGACTGGTTCAGCAGGCGGCTTCTGCGTAGTTTGCGCTGGTGCTGATTTGTATGTCAGGTGGTATACCCCATCAGTCAATTTGACCATCCCTTTACGCAACTGATTGACCATCAATGCGTTAACGCTCGATTCACTTTGCTCCATGTGCATGGCCAGCGTGGTGACATCACAGGGGCCGATCTCTTCGAGAGCTTCTAAAACTTTCGATTTAGTATTCATGGCTCACCTTCCTGACTTTCTTATTCCGTTTTTTACCCGTCATTGTCGGGGTTAACTTCGGCGTAACGACCTGTGGTGCTGGTGGGCGGGGAAAGTATATCCCCGCTCTGATGTAATAACGTTGGCGCATATCGTAAATAATCCGCTGTGTATAATCCCGTCCGTCATCCACATGGTGGATCGCCTTTATCAGCGGGTCGTCGTACACACTGATTTCGTAATCTTCTTCCTGCCGGCTCACCGTGACACCTCCCGGCAGATAATCTTATGTGCCCGGCGGACATGGTTCTGCTTGCCGTAGATAGTCGTCACGCGGAATAACAGGCCGGTGGTTGATTGCTGAACAGGAGTACGGAGCAGGGCAGCGTCAACCAGGCGGTTCAGTTTCCGGTGTTCGGTAATGAAGGAACGGATCACCACCTTGGCTATGTTGCCGTTTGAGATAAATTCGATTTTCATTTTTCACCGTCCTTAGTGCATGGTGGGCATTGCAGGAAAACTGCCATTAGCTTCCAGCTCGCGGATATAACCATCATGAAGAAGGCACAGACCTTCGCGTCCCTTTTCTGATAGCCGTGGCCCGTGTTCAACGCTGATATCAAGAAAATCAATATAGGTTTTGATAGTGAAATCAGCCCAGTAATCATTCCCGAATGTCTCGATCATAATTTGTTCCAGCACTTCACTCAGCGAGAGACGCAGTGGTGCCGGGTAAATGGTCAGTATTGATTCCCCGTTGCTGTAAACGGTCGCAATATCAGTACCTCCCTCGTCATTTGGCACTTCCATCGTGCCGTTCTTTTCCTGCTGTTCCCGAATAAAGCAGGCTGCTACCACCCAACGCCATACTGAAACGCGTTGCACAGGTGTTAGTGTGTCAGGATCATCAGCTAACTTTCCCATGACCGCGGCAGCCAGATACAGGCCACTTAATAAATCTTCGTCATATTGGCCGGATTCAAGTGCGTTGACCGAATCAGAGTAAGTGATCAGGGTGCCGTCGTCAGAGAGGACACCATTGCCGGTATCAGTAAAATTCATAATTATTTACCTTCCGCTGTGTAAATGGCCTTGTCGTGGCTGTATTCGCCGTTCCATGTCTTTTTCATTGGTAATTCGCCTTTCATATAAAGCTGAAACAACCGCTGACAGCCTTTTTCCAGTAACACTGGTGTGAATTTGGTAAACTCATCCATACCGTGCGGGGTGATCTGGGTTTCTTCCTCTGTCAGGTATTTATCCCGCGCATATGAGGCAACGCGCCATTTAGGGCTTTTGCTCTGGTCACGCCGTGAATTAAACACCCAGTTGCGTTCACCGGCCCACGACATCACCTTACTGACGTTGACGCCGTTCAGTGACTTGCAAAATGAAGTGATTGTCATGCCTTTCCGGAAGTGTTTTTCGAGGTTTTCAACGGTGGCATTAAGCTGTTTATTTTCGATTGAAAAAGCCTCTGCACGGTCTTCAGCTTCAATTACCATAAGGGCTAATTGTTTGCGGCTGATTGATGACTGGTCAGGTAAAGCTGCACCGGTCTCTAATGCATGCCAGCGGTCGATAATGGCCGCACGGCGAACAACGTCGTAGCCAGAAATCAGGATTTCGGTATGCCGACGGTCTAATTTGATTTCCGATACGTAACCACGAGAGTCAAATATAGCGATAATGCCATTAACCAATGTAACCTCTTGATTTTTATAATGACGCAAATTTGCGTTATCTTTTATTTCGCCATATAACTGCTCGGTCATTACCCAGATATCACGGATGACGTCTGCGTGCCGTTTACCTGTCAGATCTGCTATTTCGCGACTTGACATCATCGGTTGCTGATTTTGTTTGATTAATTCGTTCATAATTAAACTTCCTTTAATTCAATTTTTAATTTTTTGGCTAACCGGCGTTGCTGTCTGTTTAATGGCATCTGAATTTCATCGCCGCACTTTTCAAACTGAGATAGGTGTTTGCAGACATTGGTATAATCTTTAACGTCATCCCTTTCTAAACTCATGCCTTGAGGTATAGTCATGCCCGCGAAACCTTGTTGCGTTCTGCTGCGTTTTCTTTTGCTCATCACAGACCCTCTACGATTTTAATTTTTGATTTAATCAGGCAGCGTTCCATTGCCTGTTTGTTTGTTTTTTCCTGCTTACTTAATACGGCACCGTTACTGGGCGCGGCTAAATGAAATGCCTTGTTATATTGCTCTGCTGCACAGCGATATAATTTCCGCTTTTCTAAACTGCTTCCGGATATCATCAGATCATTAAACTGGTTCATTCTTAAATTCCTTTCTGTGTATGTTTTCAGCAATTAACTCTGTAATTAAACTGATGAACATTTCCCCGTCTGGTGTGATATTTCCGTTTTTGTTGTAGTAGTTGGCATATGAATCAAGTATCTGCTGGACGGTATAACCCGCGTCTTTACATGCCTTATTTTCATAAAGTGATATCAGCGCCTGAGTCAGCACCTCCGCATCTAAATCAATCTGATATTTCACACCATTCACAGAGCGTTTAAATGAAGCCGATTTACCTTTCTTTTTCAGATGGTGAAAGAAAGCGTCAGTGAATGACTTTCTTCTGTTTGATAAAATGTTGTTATTTTCCATAATCAATATCCTGAAACTAAGATGTGGAATTCCCCAGCGCAGGCGCTGTAATTAAAAATTATTTTTGATTTCTGTTATTTATTAATGGCTGACTTTAATTTCCATGATGCTATAGACAACTTTTCCTGTGCAGCAGTGGCATTGTTTTTTGCTTTTTCATATTCACCATTTAATTTAACAATTTCGTTTTCATGACGCAGTGCTGCTTTTAATTCGTTCAGTATTTCGTTTTTGCGTTCGATAAATTCATCCCGTGGTGCTCCTGCTTTCCATGCGGTCGTACCATCCTCAAGTTGATGTGGCTGAGCGGGTTCGTTCGTCTGCTTACCTTCCGCACGAAATTGCTTTTCAGCGATAATGTAGGCCAGTTTATTCAGTGCGCCGCCCTGGCTGAGGTAAGCATGATTGGCACCTGATACAACATACACAGGGCGCATTTCGATAGTGATTTCACCCTTTGATGCTTTTTCGATTGCTTCAAATTTATTAGCCATGATTATTCTCCAGAGTTAAACAATGCAGATATGCGATTTCCAATTTCAGGGCGTAAATACATAATTATCTTTGCTTGTCCTGATGCTTTATGGGGCTCTGAAAATGAATCAACTAATTCATAATCATCATTAACCAACTTATATAGGTTACACTCCCAACGTATTGAACTACTCTGTCTAAATTCAGTGATAAATTTAGCCGCTGGCGTGTTCATTATTTTTCGGGTAATGAGTTCATTACATTTAATATAATTCATAATGTTTGCCTGATGATTTTAATAGTAAGATTTTTATTAAATTTGATTCTTAATTCCACTGGCAGTAATTCCTGTCATTAAAACCAGTTCGTTAATAAGTCCGTTATAACGTGCTGCTTCTGCCGGATAATCTACAGACAGTCTATTTATCAATGGTGCTATTTCGGCTCTTAATTCCTTCGCGTAATTACTGGCATAGGTAGCTGTTTTGTATAAATCAGAATTGTTGTGACTTATAATTATTTTCTGTGACATGTCACGACTCCTTTCTCTGTGCGTTTTCTTCAATCAGCCAGCAGGCGACGCTGTCAGATAACTCATGGGCCAGTTCGATGAGATTGTCGGTTATTGGGTTACTCGAGAACTCACCACTGATCGTGAACAATAAGGCGTTTAATTGAGCGGCTTTATTGGCCACCGTCTCCAATTTAATTTCATGTGCCATGTCACACCGCCTTGACTGGAATCTGTGTTGCCAGCGATAAAATATAATCACGGACAAGCTGTAATTTGGCGGACCGTAAATCCGGCGCCTGAACCTCTTTGCATTCAGGTTTTGCGTTCTGATCGATACGCTTGATAGCAAAGAACCGAAAGGTGAACATCTCATTAACCGCTGTATATGCGTCAGGTTTCGGTGCATCACAATTTGACATACAATGTATAATCGGCATTTTTTAAACCTCACGATCATCGGCAGAAAAATTAGCTGAGTACATTTCGCCCGTTCCGTACAGTAGCCAGTCAGGTGTTACGTTCAAGGCATGAGAGATAGCAAGAATCTTTCTGCTTTCTTCCGCCTTACCGAGAACCAGTTTGCTTATCAGTCCCTGCGATACTCCGGCGCGTTCTGCCAGTTCTTTCTGTGTTAATCCTGCCGCTTTCATGGCGTGTTTTAAGCGCTGCGGTAAGCTGCTGTGTGATGGTGTGACATCATTCAGCGCATCTGATTTTTGCGGTGCCGTTGCGGTAGTAGTGATTGAATTGATAATTTCTGCGATCATGCGTACAGATAGCGCATCTTCATTTTCACTCAACTCACCATTTTCTTTGCTGAACTCATACAACTTAACCAAAAGCTGAGCTTTTTGGCATTCGTTCAAAATATCTTCATTTGTGTACATTTTTTTGATGCCCTCAGTGATACTTTTGTTTCCATGATTTAAATGTAACCATAGTATCATTGGGTGTCAACATTAATTTGATACTTTGGTGTCTTTTTAGGGCAAAATAAAACCGGGTTATCCCGGTTTTTATGCGTAAATAATTAAAAAATATCCCATTTTGCATCTACCACAACACCAATAATTTTTATTTTTTCGTCCATTGGGATTAGTGGATAGTTAGGGTTCAATGGCTTCAGGTAATCACGTCCAGAGTCGCATATGAATTTTTTAAATGTAGCCTCGTTAGTGTCTTTTATCTCTGCAACAACATAGCAATTGGGGTACGGATCTTTTTCAGGGTCTACTAAAATAATCATCCCTTCTGGGAAGGTGATACCGACCGGTGATGACATAGAGTCACCTTTCACCTCAAGCCAGTAACCACGCTCCCCTGCATATTTTATTGAATCGTACCAGTTCTCAATTTCAAATTGACTATAGTCATCTCCATTGCGAGCAAATGCCCCAGCCTGAACCCAGTTTATTTTCGGATAACTGTATTTGCTGTCAGGCTGCTTATCATGAGGTTTTATATTACAGTCTATGATTGATGGGTCGTTTTGGCCTGAAATTGGGAGGGGTTGTTGCAATTGTTTGCTTAATATATCGTCCGCCAGCTTTAACTTCAGTTTTTTCTTGAAGATGGCATCGGTATAAGATCGCCTATCAGCTTTATCACTTCCTAACTGAAGCCAGTACGGGTCTACATTAAGCGCTTTTGCTATATCAAAAAGCGTATCAGAATTAAAAGACTTGGTAAGCCCTTGTTCTGCCTTACTGATAGCGACTCTGGTTACCCCTGCTCTGTCAGCAAGTTCTTGTTGTGTAAGGCCCAATTCTTGCCTTACTTTGCTCAGCCTTTCTGACAATGTTTTCATGTCACACCTCACGCTAAAAATTATTGATACTAAAGTACCATTTAAAATTGATACTTTGGATTCTATCTGATAAATTTAAATGATACTATAGTTACATTGAGATTATCAGAATGAGCTTATACGAAACCCTGAAGGGTATTTACAAAACGAACGCCGCGATCGGGATGGCATATCCACTCAAAGGTAAACCACGCAGCAGTCAAGGTGTGGGTAAGTGGAAATGGCGAGGTGTACCTGAAGATGTGGCGATTCTGTGTCATTACGATCCTGAAATTCCATACACACACGAGTCACTGAACCATGCATCCGAACCAAAACACACTGATGCCTGACAGCTATTTTCCTGATGACGGCAAATGGATTCAGGAAATGCTGTTGCAGTTATCACCGGGAGCCAGAAACAGGGCGCTGGTGGCTTACTCAGCGGTGTATCAGGAACAGTGGGAAGCAGAGCCTGTCTCGTACAGGAAAGACAACGCAGCACGCAGGGAAGCGAATAAACGGCTCAGGGAATACGTCAGGAAGTTTAACAGAGCCATGCAGGGTTACACCGCAGACCCACAGAAAGTTGCGGGATAAAAATTATCAGGAGGCGTGGAGGTTAAGACGTTTAGCCGTCCAGATGGTTTCCGGTTTGGGGAAGAGGGGAAAACTTTCTAGGGGGGTAAGGGGGGTGATCTTTGAAAGGGGTGTAGGGGAAGGCACTGCCAAGGGAAGGACTCAGATCTTAAAGATAGATCTCTGTAGGGGTTAAAAATGGCATCAGACGTATAGACGTCCATTTATTAAAAATACCCCTCTCCTTGGCAGTGCTACCTGTTCGATAAAATTGAGGTAATGGCATGTTAACTATCACACCAAATTTTGCACAGGAAAGAGCACTGCGGTTATTGCGCAGCGAGTGGAAATCACACCGTACGTTTATGATCAGCAGTCCGACCGGCAGCGGTAAAACAGCGCTGGCTGCATTCATCACGCACGGTTGCAACAGCCGTGATATGCGGGTGATGTTTGTTGTGCCGTATACGATCCTGATTGAACAGACCGCAGCACGGTTTATCGATTACGGGATTCCGATGGAAGATATCGGTTTTGTCTGGCGTGATCATCCGAACTATGACCCTACACGACTGATCCAGATTGCCTCAGCCGATACGCTGATCCGCCGTGAATTCCCGGACAATATCGATCTGCTGTTTATCGATGAGGCCCATCTGCGCCGTAAAAAATTGCTGGAAGTTATCCGCGATAATGAATTTAAGGTGATTGGTCTGTCCGGCACACCGTTTTCTCCGTTCCTGGGGACGTATTACGAAAGACTGATCAAACCCACCACGATGAAAGAGCTGATCGAACGCGGGGACCTGAGTCCGTATGAGTTTTACGCCCCGACAAAGCCGGATCTTTCAGCGGTTAAGTCAGCCAGCAGCGCGGAGTTCGGCAGCGATTACAGAGAGGCTGATATAGCGGAAATTATGTCTGGTTCTGACCTGGTTGGTGATGTTGTTGATAACTGGCTGGCCAATGGTGAAAACCTGCCGACTATCTGTTTTTGTGTGACCGTCAGCCATGCAAATTTCGTCACGATAGCGTTTAACCGGGCTGGTGTGAATGCGGAGATCATCACCGCAGATACTCCGCATGAAGAGCGCCAGCTTATCATCCACCGCTTTGAGCAGGGCGGGACAAAAATCATCGTGAACGTCGGCACATTGGTTGCCGGGTTTGACAGTGATGTCCGGTGCATTATTTACGCCCGTCCGACCAAATCGGAGATCCGCTGGGTACAGTGTCTCGGCCGTGGATTGCGTAAAGCACAAGGCAAAGATAAATGTCTTATTTTCGATCACTCCGGATCTGTGCACCGTCTGGGTTTTCCTGATGATATCGAATATGACGAACTGCCTGGTAAAAGTGACGGTCTGGAAGAATCATCGTCTGTCCGTGACCAGGAAAAGCGGGAGAAAAAGCCGAAGGAATGCACATCCTGTCACTACATGAAGCCTGCCGGTGTTTACGTCTGTCCGAAATGCGGATTCAAACCACTGGCCGGTGAAGACGTTGATGTTGATACCTCCCGTAACATAAAAAAAATGGGTAAGTCCGAAAAGGTTTACACCATAAAAGACAAACAGAGTTTTTACTCCCAACTCAAATATTACCAGAACATCCGTGCCACCGAAGGAAAGCCGGTCAGTGACGGGTGGGTCTCCAATACCTTCAGGGACAAGTTCGGTGAATGGCCGCGCAGCCTGCATGCCACACCGCAGGAAATTACTCCTGAGGTATCCAATTTCATCACACACAAACGTATTCAGTGGGTTAAGCGTAAACAAAAAAACGAAGCACTGATACCGCAAAGAATCACAGAGTTAAAACAGCAACTGAATAAAAACGCACAGCAGGGAGAATTATTGTGAATACAGCCGAAGCAGCAAAGGGGCAGTGGGGAAAGATTTTCGCATACTACGGGCTGCCGCCGATCACCGGGAAACGGCACTTTAAAGGAAAATGCCCGATATGCGAGAAAAAGGGTAAATTCCGCATAGACGATCAGGACGGCCGAGGGACGTATATCTGCACCTGCAGTTCCGGTACCGGATTTCAGTTGCTGGAAAAAACGCAGGGTAAGAGCTTTAAGCAACTGGCTGATGAGATTGATCAGATGCTCGGAAATAACAGGGAAAAAGAGGCTATGAAGCCGGTCAGCAGCAATATCCGTTCAGACCGTGAAAAATTTATCAGTTGCTATGCCCAGATGCCGGTTCTGAAAGACACCTCAGCGGCGGGCTACCTGCAAAACAGGGGCATATTTACGCTGCCGGCGGATCATATTCGTTTTTGTGAAAGACAACCGACACGTAAAGGTATGGCGGTTATCAACTATCAGGCCATGTGGGCGCTGGCCACGGACTCAAAAGGTCAATTGTGTTATCTGCACCGCACGTATCTGGACGGTGACCGGAAGGCCGATATCAGCGTGGTAAAGCGTATGACTAAGCTGCAGGAAGATAACTATCTGGATTATGCTGAATCAGTGGCAATCCGCATGTTTCCGGTCGCATCCACGCTGGGAGTGGCTGAAGGAATAGAGACAGCACTGTCCTGTAAACAGGTTTACGGGGTCAATACCTGGGCAACAATTAATGCCGGATTTATGGATAAGTTCACTGCACCTAAAGGAGTGACTCACCTGATTGTTTTTGCTGATGCTGACTGGGGCAGCGCAACCGGACATGCTGCGGCTTTTGCCTGTGCCAAACGCAACCTTGTGGCAAACAATGATGTGGAAAAAGTCAGTGTCCGCTGGCCTGATAAAGGTGATTTTAATGACCTGATCCGTGACGGAAGCGAAGTCCGTGAACTGCCATTTTACCGGGAAAAACACAGGGAGACCGCGTAATGAAACTCGAAAGCGCATTAAAACAATTTCATCCGAAGTCACCGACATTCAGTGACAGCTCAAACTCCACAGCCCCGGACAGACTGAAAGGCATGGATTCAGCAGCAGCAATGGGCATGGCATCACAGCGGGCCGCATTCGGCATGCATGCGTTCTTTGGTAAGAATGACGTCAGCATTGAGGACAAATTCAGGACTGTTGAAGCACTGACGCAGTATGCTCTGCGCACGGTACCAAAGCTGGTGGCCAAAGCGGCCGGTAATCGCGTTGCTCAGTGCATGAAGATTCTGTCCGCAATGGCATTTGAGGATTACGCCCGTTCAGCAGGTTCGGTCTGCCAGTGTCAGGACTGCGGCGGAAAAGGGCTGATTTACCGCCGGAAAGAGGTGGTGAAGCATCCGGGTATCACCAATATGGAAGGCACTGTGATTGTTGAGCCGGTAGTACGTACTGAGCGCGTTGGCGAACTGTGCGTGACCTGCAACGGTAAAGGGCAGTTAACCCACCGGTGCCGGTGTAAGGGGCGGGGTAAGGTATATGACGAAGAGCAGAGCGAATTACAGGGTGCCCCGGTATTCAAAGATTGCCCGAAATGCTCGGGGCGCGGGTATAAGCGTGTGCCGTCGTCAGTGGCTTATCTGGCGATAAAACATCTGGTACCAGAGTTAACACAGCCAACCTGGTCACGGAATTGGAAGCCATTTTATGAGAGCCTGGCAGGAAAGTGCTACACAGAGGAAAGCGAGGCTGAGGCATTTTTCGGTAAAATCACACGGTAACTGTATATCTATACATTGAACTTGCTTTTTGCATAAAATTGCCTTATTATCTTCTAATAGTGGGCATCTTACGGTTAGCGCACTACACAAATTCTAAACCTCGCAATCGCGGGGTTTTTTATTGCCTGAAATTCAAAGAGGGTATTTCCCCTCTTTAACCATTCTTATGCTGTAAAATGAGTGACTGGCAGGTGTTGGTATGGCTGCAGAACGTTTTGAGCAGACAAAGACTGAAATCAACAGTTTTTCTAATTTTTAAAATCCTTGCCGGGATGTTATTCATATTTCTATAAATGAAGAAGAATAATAGGCGGGGTATATGGATTATTTTTTGACGTTATCGGGCAGCGATATTTGTCCTGTTCTGCATAAAAAGGCATGCCCAAAATTACAACAGGCAAAAAGTACAGTGTATGTTGGATACTACTGGGGAGAGCACGCTGCGATTCAGCAGGCTGTAGTTGTGGCAAGAGGAACTGTGGTTTTATGTCCATTATGCATAAATCAGCATAATGAAGAGGCTTAGTGATATCAACACCCTGGGAGTTTTGGATAGCACGCATAATGGAACTTATTCGGCCTCCACTGTCTAATTCAAAATTAATATGATTGGAGGTTGAATGAGACTACTACCACTTGTTTTTACTGCTTTTTTGTTTGGATGCGCTTCTGCAGATAACAGTCAGTTGAGAGACAAACCTAAAGATGATCCCTATGCTGAAAGTACCCTGAATACAATAAAGGCAAACCAGGACGTTTACGTGGAACAGCATAGATTTAAAGTTAAGTATTGATTTAACAAAAATTAATTAAAGGTCACTTCGGTGGGGTTTTTCCATAACTGTGGCATAGCCCTAACTGTCTACCCAATATTGAGGTAGTCACGCTACGCTCTTCTAATTACAACAGTGCCCCTCATAGTCCCTACGCAGAACGGAGAAATCTGGTTTGCGATACACCTGGGGCTTTCGGTGTACCCTTATGGGCTTGAAGACCACGCCGCCTGCCGGAGTAATTACCGGTGGGGTGGCGTGGTAATCCATTGATATTGTTCCGACATCGGAATTCCGATAGCGAGGTAATCATGTTTGATGAGTTTGACGGCTTCGATGAGTTCGAAGGTTTTTAGCTTACAGGCTCAACTCTCCGGAATTTCCGGATAGTTCACATGTTCGGTTATTCCGAACAACTGGATAATTGCTGTGAGGCTATGGTAGTGCGGCTGAACTAAATCAGCCTCCATTTCAGGCAAAAAAAAGCCGGTTTGGGAATAACCGGCATAAAGAATAAACGACATATAAATTCAGGTTTTTGTTATCTTTCTATTATAACCTTAAAATACTCATTTATCCGTAATAGGTTTGAAAAACGATTAAACATGCGAATGTGTCTTTTATAGACTTATCTATCAGATATTTATTGTGTGAATTAAAAGTAATACGCATTCCAAAGGTCGCCCTGTGCGGCTTTTTTCATATACGCCGCCACAGTATCAATCACCTCGTTATCACTTAACACAAGAGCTGTGTGCGGCTTTTTAGAGGCTAAATCATGAAAGTAGCGATTGAAGTGGGCGGGGCGGTTATTTGGTTCCGTGATCAAGAGAAGAGAGAAGGTATGGCATGTACAGGTTACATAAAGGACGGAACGCAGCAGAAGATCATATCCGCCCTTGAGGATGCCTTAACTCAGGCTAAAGCAGAGCTAGGGTTAATTCAAGATATTGATTGAGTACCGGATATTAGCGCGATGTCCGGCAGGTAACGCTAAAACAACATTCCAATGCCCAGTATTTGGTACAGGGATATTAGCTGGGAATCTTTCGTAAAACCCTCCGTAATACGTTGCCCGGCGTCCATTCCGGTAATTATTAAATTGAGTGTCATCCATAACAAGTACGTTGATCTGGTGGCTGCATTGCACAGAAACAATGTCGCCCTGGTTGGCGTGCTCTCTGGCATGAATAAATGACATACGAGATCCTACTCTGAGGACTATCAGCCATATCCTCAGTTGGTTTCACTGGGCTGAACTGATAACCATATCTCGGATATGTATTAATTACATTTAACTTAATCACAGGTCGCTCCGGCGGCCTTTTTTATTACCTGCAACAACAAGAGCATTGGAATACGACAGGCTCATTACCTAATCCGTATTCGGCCACAGTGCTCTTTTTATTGCTTTCCCGCCGCTGGTGGGATTCCGAATAATGCCGCAGCCACCTTACTTTAACCTGTTTAAAACATATAACCCGGTTGCGGCATTTCCCCATCAATTCACACACGGAACACTCCGCAGGGGGTGGAAAATGCGTATGTCCGATAAATATTCCAGCCCTGCGGCGTATGCGTGGGGTGTCTTTACTGCTGCTTTTGGTGCCCTGTCTCTGGATCAGTGGGCTATCGTTGCTGGGATCATCTGTACTGTCGGGACATTCCTGGTTAACTGGTATTACAAACGGAAAGAATTCCAACTGAAAGCCGGGGGACATAGTGAATAAACAATTGGCCAAAAAGGTGATGACTGCCTGTGCTGGCGGGGCGATTGCTGGTGCGCTAGTGCTGATCCCCGCGTATGAGGGTGTGGAGTACAAACCATACCGCGATGTGGCCGGAGTGCTCACCGTATGTTATGGCCATACCGGCAGTGATATTCAGCTCGGCAAGTTGTATACGGATGCGGAGTGTAAAGCGCTGCTGCATGACGACCTGACGAAAGTCCGGCTTGCGGTTGACCCGATGATCAAAGTGCCGATTGATGACAATACGCGGGCGGCCATCTATTCATTTGTCTACAACGTAGGGCCCGGTGCGTTCTCGCGTTCTACGATGCTGCGTAAACTCAATACCGGTGATATCACGGGTGCGTGTGATGAGATGAAGCGCTGGACATTTGCCGGTGGTAAACAGTGGCAAGGTCTGATTAACCGGCGTGAGACGGAGAGAGCAATATGTCACGGAACCCTTTAACGCTGATTATCGCCGCGGTCATTCTGCTGACGGCTTGTCTGCTGGCAGGCTGTTATCTGTATTCACTCGAGACTCACTGCAAGCCGCTGCCGGGTAACCCGCTGGACGGCGTGATTCATTATGAGTGTGAAGCGCCATGAAAAGGGTAATGACAGTATTGCTCAATGGTTGGTTATGGGCTGTCGTGTTTTTCGGGTTATGGATGTTAAGCCTGCTGTCAGCCGAACAAACGGAAAGCCAGCACAAAGATGATGTTATCACCGAAAAGCAAAAGGTGATTGATAACGCCTACACCAGTATCGATATCTTTGATCGCGTGGCCGCTGCAAACGCCAGCCGCAGCATGCAGGCAGAAGCCAAATCACAGGAGAAGCAGATTGAATACCGCACCATCATCCGGAAAGAGCCTACCTGTAATCTGTATATTCCTCAGCCTGTTTCTGATGGGCTGCTCAGCCACGCCTACGCCATCCGTGAATCAGCAATGCGTTCCGATCCCAGCATCGCTGACACAACCGGTACTGGCTCCGCTGCCACCCGCCGCCTGACATATTGCCAGGCGGTTGAATGGATAGAGCCGTTGCTGACCGTGCTGGACAAGGCTAACGGGCAGTTGATGGATATCCGGAAAGCAGATGCAGAGCGAAACAGGCGAAAGTAATAGCCCATCACAAAGCCTGCTCACTGAGTGGTTTTTTTAATTGGTTAAGGGGAGCAAACCATGCCACCACGCATACCCCGCGCCTGCCGCAAACGTGGCTGCGCCAAGACAACTACCGACCGCAGCGGATACTGCGAAGAGCACCGCAATACAGGCTGGGAGAATCACCAGCAGGGTAAGAGCCGTCACGAACGCGGCTACGGAACGAAGTGGGATCGTCTGCGTACTGCGGTGCTGAGCGGGGATAAGCACCTGTGCCAGCAATGTCTGCGTGAAGGCCGGGCAACCGAAGCAAAGACCGTCGACCACATCACACCTAAAGCGCACGGTGGTACCGATGTGGAAAGTAATCTGCAAAGTCTGTGCTGGCCCTGTCACTATCGGAAGACCGCAACGGAGAGAACACGATGACACAAGACGAAGAAACCGTATTGCTATTCAAGGGGCTGATAGCCTCACTGCCTGATGATCAGCAGCAGAATGTGAAGCAATGTATTGATGCCATTCGTCAGCTACTCAGCAAATATCCTGCAGGAGAAGCGGTGGTTGCTATTGGATTGGTTGGTGCGGAACTGCAACAGCAGGCTGGTTGAATAAATATCCGCTCTCGCCAAGTAGGGGGGGGGCGGGTAAAATCCCTACCACTCTCGCCTCAGAGGACCGCCGCCTTACCTCTTTTCAGATCGCCGCAGGTTAGAAAACTTTTTTTGGGGTTCCCCCAGCATGTATTAATAGGAGATATCTATTATGTCAGGACCACCAAGAACCCCGACACACCTGCGTTTGGTCAGGGGTAACCCATCAAAACGCCCGATCAATAAAAAAGAACCAAAACCACCGTCAGGGGTACCCACAACTCCGAAGCATTTTTCCAAACAGGAGAAATACTGGTTCAAGCGGATGGCCGAGGAACTTAATGGTATCGGCGTAATTACCAAACTTGACGGCATGGCACTGGAATTAATGATCGGTGCATACATCGAGTGGCGCCATCACCGTGATGTGATCGCCGAAGTCGGGGAGTCTTATCAGACCACGACCAGTACAGGTGACATTATTATCCGGGCGCATCCGCAGGTGGCTATGCGGGACCGGGCATTTAACAATATCTGCAAACTGATGTCTGAGTTTGGTATTACTCCGGCATCCAGGACTAAGGTATCCAGTGACACACCAGCCGAAGAAGACCCTTTCGAGGCATTTATGAAAAAGCGCAAATGATGAATGGCAACCGTAGCAGATGGGATCCGGTACGCCGAACAGGTAGTTGCCGGAGAAATAGTTACGGGCGAACTGATACGCCTGGCGTGTCAGCGGTTTCTTGATGATTTGGAGCGCGGCCCTGAGCGCGATATCTTTTTCATTGAAGAACGCGCCCAGCATATTCTGGATTTTTACCAGTTCGTCCCGCACGTCAAAGGGGCGCTGGCAGGTAAGCCGATCGAGCTGATGCCGTGGCATACCTTTATTCTGATTAATATCTTTGGCTTTGTGATCCCGCTGGTTGATGAACTCAGCGGAGAGGCTCAGTACGACGATGACGGCGATCCGGTACTGGTTCGCCGTTTTCGGACAGCCTATAACGAAGTGGCGCGTAAAAACGCCAAATCCACACTCTCATCCGGCATCGGTCTGTACATGACCGGCGCTGACGGTGAGGGTGGTGCAGAAGTTTACTCGGCGGCCACCACCCGTGACCAGGCCCGTATCGTGTTTGAAGATGCGAAAAACATGATCAAAAAGGCCAAAGGTTCACTCGGCCGCCTGTTTGAATTTAACAAACTGGCGATTTACCAGGAGAAGACCGCATCCAAGTTTGAGCCGCTTTCCAGCGATGCAAACAACCTCGACGGCCTGAATATTCACTGCGGCATTGTGGACGAACTTCACGCTCACAAAACCCGTGATGTGTGGGATGTGCTGGAAACTGCGACCGGTGCCCGTCTGCAATCCCTGCTGTTTGCGATCACCACGGCGGGGTTTAACCGCGAAGGCATCTGCTACGAACTGCGGGATTACGCCATCAAGGTACTGCGCGGTGTGGTGGAGGATGACACCTTTTTCGCGGCAATTTACACACCGGATGAAGATGATGATCCGTTTGATGAAAGCGTCTGGATAAAAGCTAATCCGGGGCTGGGTGTCTGTAAACGTTTTGATGATATGCGCCGTCTGGTGAAAAAAGCCAAAGAGCAGATTGCCGCCCGGCCTAACTTTCTGACCAAACACCTCAATATGTGGGTTAACGCGGAGTCGATCTGGATGGACTCGGGAAAATGGGACAACTGTCCTGAAAATGCGCCGGATGATGAACTGAAGAATTACCCGGTCTGGGTTGGTGTTGACCTGGCAAATAAAATCGACGTGGCCGCAGCGATTAAGGTTTATGAAGATCCGCGCGGGCAGGTGCATGTTAAGTGCAAATTCTGGCTGCCGGAAGACCGGATAGAAACCGCACCGAACCATATTGCGGAACTGTACCGGAAATGGGCGGCTGCCGGACATCTTGAACTGACGGACGGCGAAGTTATTGATCATGACATCATCAAAGCCGACATTCTGGCATGGTGCGAAGGTGATGATCTGCGTGAACTCGGGTTTGACCCCTGGAGCGCGGTGCAATTCTCCCGCCGCCTGGCGGAAGAGGGTATTCCGCTGGTGGAAGTGGCGCAGACGGTGAAAAACATGTCTGAATCCATGAAAACAGTACAGGCCGATGTCTATTCCGGCAAATTTCACCATGACCACAACCCGATGATGTCCTGGATGATGTCGAACGTGACCGTAAAACCGGACAAAAACGACAACATTTTCCCGAACAAATCGACACCGGAAAACAAAATCGACGGACCGGTCGCCCTGTTTACCGCCAAATCACGCCAGATGGTGAACGGCGGGGGTGGTTCTGACTTCCTTTCCTCTCTGGATCCTGACGAAGAAATTCTATTCCTATGAAAAATATACTTCTTGATCTCACTGCCCTGACAGGTTTCGGCGCGGTGCTGGCAGGCTGTTACCTGAAATACGGCCTGCCGGATTCCCTGGTGATTGGCGGGTCAGCAATGGTTATCTATTCACTGGCTGTGGCCATGAGGGGGAAACGTGCTTCTTGATGCATTATTCCGCGATACACCGACCAGTATTGAGAATCCGGCAGTACCCATCAGTGCAGATTCTGTTGATACAGACGGTCTGTTCAAAGCCGATGTGTATGTCAGCCCGGAAACCTCGATGAAACTGGCTGCTGTCTATGCCTGTATTTATGTTCTTTCTTCCTCAATAGCACAGATGCCGCTGCATGTGATGCGTAAAACCGGCGATAAGGTTGAGACTGCCCGCGAGCATCCCGTGTTTCACCTTGTTCACGATGAACCAAATGAATGGCAGACCAGCTATAAATGGCGGGAAACCAAAGAGCGCCACATTCTTGGTTGGGGGAACGGTTACACACAGGTGATCCGTAACAGTCGCGGCGAGGTGACCAATCTGGAAGCCTGTATGCCGTGGGAAACCGCGCTGCTCAACACCGGCGGCCGGTACACCTACGGAGTTTACAACGAACAGGGTAATTTCGCTGTCAGCCCGGATGACATGATCCATATCCGGGCGCTGGGTAACAACCAGCGGATGGGGATCAGTCCGATAGTGCAACATGCAGAAACCATCGGCATGGGGATGTCCGGGCAGAAATACACCAGTTCATTCTTTGGCGGTAATGCCCGCCCGGCCGGTATCGTCTCAGTAAAGGGGGATTTACAGAAGGAGGGGTGGGCCAGACTGAAAGACATGTGGCAGAAAGCGTCTGCGGCGCTACGCAGTCAGGAAAACAAAACCATGCTGTTACCTGCCGATCTGGATTATAAAGCCCTGACCGTTTCCCCGGTGGATGCTCAGTTAATCGATATGCTGAAACTCAACCGCTCCATGATTGCCGGAATTTTTAATGTGCCGGCGCACATGATCAATGACCTGGAAAAAGCGACATTTTCCAATATTTCCGAACAATCCATTCAGTTTGTCCGGCATACAGTTATGCCGTGGGTAGTGAACTGGGAACAGGAGCTTAACCGACGGTTATTTGCCCGACAGGAGCGCCGCGCCGGATTCTATGTCCGGTTTAACCTGGCCGGGTTGCTGCGCGGGACTCCGAAAGAGCGGGCGCAGTTCTATCACTTTGCCATCACTGACGGCTGGATGAGCAGAAACGAAGCGCGGGCGTTTGAGGATATGAACCCTGTTGACGGGCTGGATGAAATGCTGGTCAGTGTTAACGCAGCACAGTCTGTCGGCGGGAAAACAGAAGGTGATAAAGACGATGAGTAATAATGAAAGAGAAACCCGCAGCTATATCGGTGAGGTGCGGGCCGCGCCGGGTGAAGAGGATAAACCTACTCATATTATCGGTCTGGCCTCGGTGTTTAATTCCCTGTCAGAGCCGATGTGGGGATTCCGTGAAATTATCAAACCCGGCGCATTTGACGATGTGCTGAATGATGATGTGCGCGGGCTGTTTAACCATGACCGCAATTATATCCTCGGCCGGTCCTCTTCCGGGACGCTATCCCTGAGTGTCACAGAACAGGGTCTGGTTTATGACATTACTGCGCCGGATACGCAAACTATCCGGGATCTGGTTATCGCCCCGATGTTGCGCGGCGATGTCAATCAGAGTTCGTTCGCGTTCAGTGTGGCCGTGAATGGTGATGACTGGTACCAGGATGATGATGGCATGGTTGTCCGGGAAATTCACAAAATATCCCGTCTGTATGATGTCAGTCCGGTGACTTATCCGGCTTATCAGGCTGCAAACTCAACAGTACGGTCAATGGAAGCGTGGAAAGAAGCACGCGACAGCGGCGGTTTAACCAAAGCTATCAATGAAAAACTGGCGCGTGAGCGTCTTCTTACATTAATGAATGCATAAGGTAACTCTATGAAACTTCATGAATTAAAACAAAAACGTAATACCATCGCCACCGAAATGCGCGCTATCCATGAAAAAGTCGGTGAAGGTGTCATGACCGAAGAGCAGCGCGGCGAGTGGAATCAGGCCAAAACTGAGTTTGACCGCCTGAATGAGCAGATCACCCGCGAAGAGGAACTGCGCTCGGCAGATCAGACCTTCGTGGATGATAAAGAGCCGGAGCAGCGCGGAAATCAGCCGGGTAATCCGGAAAGCGAAGCAGTAGAGCGCCGGGCAGCGGCATTTGACCGTTTTCTCCGTTATGGTTTCGGTGAACTGACGGCAGAAGAACGCCAGGCGGTGAAAGAGCTGCGTGCACAGGGGACATCTCCGGATGAAAAAGGGGGCTATACCGTACCCACTCAGATGCTGAATAAAATCGTTGATCAGATGAAAGCCTATGGCGGTATTGCAGGTATTTCGCAGCTACTGACTACTTCAAACGGTCAGGATATTACCTGGTCAACGTCGGATGGCACAGCAGAAGAGGGTGAATTGCTGGGGGAAAACACCGCCGCCAGCGAACAGGATGTGGAATTCGGCACCGCTGTTCTCGGCGCTAAAAAACTGTCTTCCAAAATTATCCGGGTATCCAATGAGTTGTTGCAGGACAGCGGGATCAATATTGAATCTTATCTCGCAGCCCGCATTGCACAGCGTATCGGGCGCGGTGAGGCTAAATACCTGGTGAAAGGCACCGGCGCAGGGACTCCGGTGCAGCCGAAGGGGCTGGATACATCTGTTACCGGTACGGTTGATTCCTCTGCCGTATTCACCTGGAAAGATATTAATGCTCTGAAGCACGCCATTGATCCGGCCTACCGTAACAACCCTAAGTTCCGTCTGGCTTTTAATGACAGCACCCTGAAACTGATGACAGAAATGGAAGACGGTAACAAGCGTCCGCTGTGGCTGCCGGAAATCACCGGCGTGGCACCTTCGACCATTCTGGGTATGCAGTATGCCGTGGATCAGGCTATCGACAGCATGGAAACCGGCAAGAAGTTTATCTTCTGTGGTGACTTTGATCGCTTCATTGTCCGCCGTGTCACCTATATGACACTGAAGCGTCTGGTGGAGCGTTATGCGGAATATGACCAGACTGCATTCCTCGCGTTTCATCGCTTTGACTGCTGCCTGGAAGACACCTCCGCGATTAAGGCGCTGGTGGCTAAGGCTGCCACGAAGTAATCCGGATTTAACCCGACACGCCGCTTAACTGCGGTTTTTTTGTGCCTGCGGTCTGCACCGGCCGCGGGCATGGGGGGGATATGCCGTTACCGACACTAGACAAACTGAGAATGCAGTGCCGTATCGATGAGGATAATGATCAGGAAGATGAATTACTTCTGACCTATCTTGAGGCGGCAAAAAAGCGCGCTGGAAATTACATTAACCGCAATCTGTATGACAGCGACATTCCGGAAAGCGACCCAGATGGCCTGATTATTTCTGCTGATATTGAACTAGCCCTGATGCTGGCGGTTACCCATTTTTACGAAAACCGGGACCCGTCAGCCATGCCGAACGGGTTTAAAGCCATTCTTGATCCTTACCGGCATATCAATTTATAGGTGGCCCATGAAAACCGGTGAACTCAACAAGCGCATCACCCTGTACAGGCCGGAGGTAATGCCAGGTGATCTTGGTGATTCCCGTACCGAACTGACGAAAGTCATCACGGTGTGGGCTAAAGCCGAGGCGATATCCAACCGTAAAATCCGGACAGCAGAGCAGGATCAGGTCATCGAAACCATGCAGTTCACGGTGCGGTCGCGTGCGGATATTCAAATCGACTGGGTGATTGAATACCAGAACCGGTTTTTTACCGTCCGTGCCTGTGACCGTAACGACCCGGCGAAACTGATTATTACCACGGAGGCAGATATACGACATGATCGAAAGTGACATTAAGTCATCTCTTTCCGCTATCACTGCAATGCCCGTTTTCCCCCTGTTATTACCGAAAGATGCACAGGAAGGTATCACCTTTCAGCGCATCAGTGATCCGCGTTATACCGCCGGTATGGTCACCACTCATCTTATCGTGGCGCGTTTTCAGATAGGCATTTACGTACTGAATGACTACGAAAAATCCCTGCTGCTGGATAAAGCCATCCGCGATGCCTGGGAGCCAATCCAGCATGGTTACATCGGTAACTATCCGGTGCAGACGGTACAGCGCGGCGGGTTGCAACAGGGGAAGGAAGAGCTGACAAAAAACATGGTTCGCTGGTCAGTCATACGGGATTTTATCATCAGTTACCCGGAGGATGCTGTGTGATAACCAGAATCGAAGTTACGGGACTGGAAGAACTCGGGCGCCGGTTACAGCAGGTCGAAACCGCGCTGAAAACCAAAATACTGCGTTCTGCCGGTCGTGAGGCAATGCAGGTTGTGAAAGCGGATATGGAGCAGCATGCCGGATTTGACCCGAAGGGGAAAGGAAAGCATATGCGGGAAAATATCACAATAAAAACAAAGGAAATCAAAGGCACAAACGGTGGCGTGATGGTCGCTGTCGGCCCGGCAAAAGACCACTACATGAAAGCCAGGGCGCAGGAGTTCGGTACCGTGAAACAGGTAGCGAAGCCCTTCATCCGTCCGGCGCTGGATTACAACAAACGCGCGGTTCTGAAAGTGCTGACACAGCAGATCCGCTATGCACTCTCTGAGTATTAAAGGAGCAATTATGGCTGACAATAAAACTTCACCGGAATACGCGAAGTTACCCGCCGGTACCGTGGTGAAATACGGAAAACCCGGCGATACCGTGGAAGCAATGAAACCACTGATTAACTGTAAGGCGCTGGGTGCTACCGGGCAGTCCGGCAGCTTTGTGGACGTCACCACTCTGATCGACACATCCAAGCAGTTTATTTCTGACCTGCCGGAAGGGCCGGAGAAATCCCTGGGGTTTATTGACGACCCGGAAAATGAAGATTTCGCGGCGTTCCTGAACGCAGCGGAAAAACGCGAAACGGTGCAATTTTACTTTGCTCTGCCGAACAAACGCACCGCGACCATGCTGTTATCGCTGTCAGGTTGGGAGATGAATGACGTTTCTGCACCGGCAAACGAAGCCATTCAGATCACGGTTAAAGGTAAACAGAACAATCTGACCTGGGGTGTTGCAGGTGCTGCGGGTGATCAGACCAAAGGAGCAACAAAATAATGAAAGGCCTGAAAGCATCACTGCTGGCGGCAAAGCCGGAAATCCGTGAAGTGGAAATCCTCTGCGGGGTTAAGGTAAATATCCGCCGTATGACCGCCAATGAGCTGATTACCCTGGAGCAGGAAGTTGCCGATCTGAACATCGACGGTAAAGTGCGCGAAGCGTCTCTGATGAACGTTGATATGTTGCTGAACTGCATCGTTGATGACGGCGGTAGGCCGGTTGATAAATCACTGCTGCCGACCGCAGATGAAATGGTGAATGTTCATGACAACGCCATTCTGATCGATGCCATTAACATTGTAAAACGGCATTCTGTCGGCACGCTTGAAGAGGCAAAAAAAAACTGACGGACAGCCCGTTGCTTTTCTTTGCCCACCAACTCGCGGAGGAGCTCAAAGAAATTGATCCCTACCGCGTACTCAGCCTGCCGGCATCCACGCTTCTTGGCTGGCAGGCATACTTCTCTCTGAAAGCAGAACAGACCGGCACAGCGGATACCTCACAGGACAATCCGTCAGCACCGGAAGCGCCGCCATCACCGGTGGAACAGCAATGTGCTGATATCATGAAAATTATCGGAGGATAGATGTCAAACCTTGCAGATCTGCGTGTCGGCCTGCTGCTGAACGATGCCAGTTTCCGTTCAAATATCAGCAACGCAATGAACCATGCCGGGCGTGAAACAAAACGCTTTTCTGATAAGGCAAAGCGGGACGCAAAAGGCGTTGAGGATAGTTTTAACGGCATCAGCAAAAGCGTCACCAATGTGGCCGGTAAGCTGGCATTACTGGCCGGTGGCGGGTTATCTATCGGCAGCATTTTGTCTGTTTCACGCCAGTACAGTCAGGCGTTATCTGATCTCAGTGCTATCACCGGCGCATCTGCCGAACAGATGAAACGCTATGATGATGCCGCCCGCAGCATGGGGAGAACCACTGAGTTTGGTGCCACCAAAGTTGCGGATGCAATGAAGTTACTGGCCTCTGCAAAACCGGCGTTGCTGAAAACGGCCGGCGCACTGGAAGAAGTAACCGCGAAATCTATCACCCTGGCTCAGGCATCCGGTATTGACCTCGCTGATGCGGCCAAATCACTGTCTCTGAGCCTGAACCAGTACGGAGCATCGGCATTATCAGCAGAGCGCTATATTAACGTGCTGGCGGCCGGGGCGAAATACGGCGCATCCGAAATCAGTGAAACCTCACAGGCCGTTAAAACCTCCGGAACCGTGGCCGCACAGGCCGGGATCAGCTTTGAAGAATTAAACGCCGCGATTCAGGTACTGGCCGAGAAAGGCATCAAAGGTGCCGAGGCCGGACGGATGCTGCGTAACGTGATCCTTGTTCTCGAGCGCTCCGCTGATAAGTCACTGCGGCCGTCCGTTGTCGGGCTGGGTGCAGCACTGGATAACCTGGACAAAAAGAACTACTCAACCACAGCGTCAGTGAAGCTTTTCGGCAGGGCAAACGTGAGTGCGGCAGTAAATCTACGCGAAAATACGGACAAACTGAAAGAACTGACAGTGGCACTGACCGGGACAAGTACGGCCTACGATCAGGCAAACGACAGGGCACAGAATCTGAGCAGCGATCTGGATCTGCTCGGCAGAGCATTTGAGGGACTGGCGCTCTCTGTCGGTCACAGCGCTAACGGTCCAATGCGATCAGGCATTCAGAATGTCACCGCAGCAGTGAATGGACTGACAGATAACTTCTCAACATTAGCCAGTATCGTTACGTATGCAGTTTTGCCGGTCATGGCATCCAGAATGACGATGGGATTGCAAACTCAGGCTAAAACCTGGTATCAGACCGGAGCAGCAGCGCGTGAGGCCGCAAGACAAACACGTAATTCAGCACAGGCAACTATTGAGTCAGCAAAAGCAAGCCGTCTGCATGCTCAGCAGGAGTCGCAGCGTCTGGCGCAGCAGTCAGTTATCAATAAGCAGCATGGTATGAATATCAGCTATCAAAGGGAATATGCGGCTCTGCGCCGCCAGATCCGCGAGGCCGATATAGCAGAGGCAGCAGCGAAAGAGAAATTGATAGCAGCAAATAACCGCCTGGCCTTATCTACCCGTGCATTATCTGTGGCCGGAGCAGGTGCCCGTGGTGCCCTTAATCTGCTCGGTGGTCCAATGGGCGCAGCATTGCTTGCCGGATCTGCTCTATATGGTTTGTACAATCACAGCGTTCAGGCGCGGGAGGGGTTGAGAAGCCTTAAAGATGAAACAGTCCTGACAGTTGCGGAGTTGCAAAAGCTTTCCAAAGTAAAAGTACAGCTGAAACTTGATGAATGGGAAGAGGATGTCGTAAAGCTTCAGGCCGAAAAGAAACAGTTAGAGGGGCAACTGGAGAGATACTCGGATACAGCAATTAACATTGCGAAGTCGCGTGAAAAAGGTGCATTCGGTAGCCTTTTCTGGGACTCGAAAGGCATGGAAAAGGAGAAAAATGTAGTTCTCGGGAAATTGGAGGACACAGCCGCCTCATTAGAACTGAGAATCAATCAGATAAATGAAGGAAAAAAAACAGTATCGATTGGCCAGTTTGAAGTAAAGCCCAAAGAAGAAACGCCGAAAGAAGAACCTGTCGTATCAACAGGTACTAATGAGCTGCCCGATACAAAATCAGGTAAAAAAGAGCTTAATCAGTACCGGCAACTGCGGAGGCAAATCGAATCTGAACACGCAACCAGCCTGCAAAAAATCACCCTGAATGAATCAGATATGCTGGATAAGCTGAAAGAACTGCACCACTCAGGGGGGATGTCACAAGCAGAAATGAACCGGCTGTCACTGATCAGCGCTGAAAATCATCAGCGGCAGCGCATTGCTTTGGCAGAAAGATACTCACCATCTGCCGAAATCCTTCGTCAGGAGCGCGAGGCTACACTGGAGCTGAAGGAACTGTTTGGTTCCAGGCTACTTACTGAATCGGAATATCAGAGAGCCCGATTGCAATTGTCGCAAACCAGCCAGCGCGATCGGCTGTCTCAGCAGGCAAAAGATTTAGCCTTGCCAAATATCTCACTCGCCGGTGAGGTTGATCCCGTTGTACAGCTGCGTAATCAACTGGAAGAACAAAAGGCATTGTATCAGGCGTATTACCGTGATGGTGTTATCAATAAAGAGCGGTATGAAGCGCTGGTGGCACAGGCATCTGAGAAATCAAAAGAGGCTCAGATTCAGGCTGCCAAGGAATTGTATGCTGGTCAGGGTGCCTGGCAGAAGATGCAGATTAACCTTATTGATGCTGTAGAACAAAAAACAGCGGGTTCACTGGCCGGAATGCTGACAGGAACAAAAGGGTTTTCTGAGGGACTGCGGGAGCTTTCGGCATCACTGGCAGAATCCATCATCCAGGATCTGATAAAAATTGCGATTCAGGGGCAGATAACAAACGCTATTACCGGCCTGTTCGGTGGATTTGGTGGCGGTGTCGCCAACGGATCTGCCGTACCGATGCCGCCAAAAAATATTTCAGTTATGCCGCACGCTAAAGGCGGGGTACATAATTCACCGGGATTAAGTCAATACAGTAATCAGGTCGTCAACAGTCCGACACTGTTTGCTTTTGCCAAAGGCGGAGCACCGAATGCCGGGCTGATGGGGGAGGCTGGACCGGAAGCGATTATGCCGCTCAAACGCGGACCGGACGGAAATCTCGGCGTTAGAATGTATGGCGGAAATGTCGACACCTCCGCACCAGTAGTCCATATCCATATTGACAGCGACGGGAACCAACAGGTTCAGGCATCCGGTGGTTATGAGCAGTTCGGCAGGGAAGTGGGGCAATTTGTTGATCAGCGCTTTCGCAAACTGATGGACAAGGAAACGCGACCATCTGGATCAGTCTGGAATCTGGTTAAGGGGGGCAGATGATAGAAACATTCACCTGGAGTCCGCGCCTGAACCCGCAGGGCGATATCTCCTTCGGAATCCGTAAGGCAAAGTTTGGTGATGGTTATGAACAGGTTTGCGGGAACGGCATTAACCCCCGCAGTCAGAAATGGTCACTGAATTTTACCGGGACGGAAAGTTATATCCTGCCAATCCGTGATTTTATTGACCGGCACGGCGGTATCCGTGCCTTTCAGTGGAAGCCGCCGCTGGAAGAAGCCGGATTGTATCGCTGCGATGATCCGAAACTCACCCCGCTCGGCGGCGACAACTATTCCCTCACCCTTACTTTTACCCAGGCATTTAAACCATGATCACAAACGAATACCAGAAGCTGGAGCCGGGTAATACTGTCCGGCTTTTTGAGGTTGACGGCACTGCGTTTGGTGCACCGGATGTTTTGCGGTTCCATGCTTACAACATTCCCCACACCGAAGCAGAGATTACCGCCGCGGGTGGCGACCCGGAAAAATTACCGGCGAAGTCCATCTGGTGGCAGGATGAAGAATACCATGCGTGGCCGGTGCAGATAGAGGGGCTGGAGGCATCGACAACCGGCTCCGGCGCACAGCCGAAGTTATCGGTGGCAAACCTCGATGGTTCCATCACCGCGCTGTGCCTGGCATATGATGACATGCTGAAAGCGAAAGTCACGATACACGATACGCTGGCGCACTATCTGGATGCGGCAAACTTTCCGGACGGAAACCCGGCGGCAGATCCGACGCAGGAAAAAGTCTCGGTCTTTTATATCGACAGCAAATCCTCGGAAACCAATGAAGTTATCGAGTTTGACTTAGCCAGCCCGATGGATTTGCAGGGGGTTCTGATCCCGACGCGGCAACTGCATTCAATGTGTACCTGGTGCATACGCGGCAAATACAAATCCGGTGACGGCTGTGATTATGCCGGGCAGAACGGGTATTTCGACAAACACGGCAATCGGGTGGATGACCCGGCACAGGATCAGTGCAGCGGCATGCTTAACACTGGCTGCCTTCTCCGTTTCGGGAAAAACAATCCGATCCCGTTTGGCGGCTTTCCGGGAACATCACTGCTGAGGAAATAGGGATGCGAAAAAACATTCAGGCAGCCATTTTTGCCCACGCAGAACGTGAATACCCCCGCGAGTGCTGCGGGGTGATCGCGCAAAAATCCCGGGTAGTGAAATACTTTCCCTGCCGCAATATCGCGGCTACGCCGGAAGATCACTTCGTATTATCGCCGGAGGATTTCGCGGCTGCGGAGGATTGGGGCACGGTGATCGGTATTGTTCACAGTCACCCTGATGCCACCACCCAACCGTCAGAACTGGATAAAGCACAGTGTGATGCCCTCGGTGTGCCGTGGTATATCGTCAGCTGGCCGGAGGGGGATCTGCGGACTGTTCAGCCGCGCGGTGAATTACCATTGCTCGGTCGGCCGTTTGTGCTCGGGTTTACCGACTGCTGGGGACTGGTCATGAGCTGGTTCCGGCAGGAGCGCGGCATTGAGCTACCGGATTACCGGGTGGATTATCACTGGTGGGAGCAGGGTGAGAACCGGTACGCTGATAACTGGCAGGAGGCCGGATTTATTCAGGTTGACGACCCGCAACCCGGTGATGTCATCGTGATGCAGGTACAGGCACCTGTCGCTAATCATGCCGGTATTCTGCTGGGTGATAACATGCTGCTGCATCATTTGTACGGATATCTGAGCCAGCGGGTGCCATATGGCGGTTACTGGAGGGATCGCACAGTTATGGTACTTAGACATAATATAGTCATGACAAAATGAATAACGACAGTTAATCTTGCCTTATTAGATGGTTAATTTATGAGGATAAGGTGTGAAAAAAGCTATTGTATTAGCAGCAGCTCTGGCGGTGGTTGGTTGTTCTGGTATAGCTGAGTTTAGGGATAGGCCAGCAGATAAAATATTTGAGTCTTCAAGGTCACCTCAAGAAGTTGCTAACTGTATTCTTTATGGATGGCAAGGTAAAGATCAAACATATGGTGTTGTATTAATACAACCAGCTCCTAATGGATTTTCAGTATATCCACAGGGACAATATGAATTAGTTGATGTTACAAATAATGGAAAATTAACAAGTATAAAATATTACCAGCAAAGTAGTTTATATAAATCACATGTGAAAACAAGGATTAATATAATAAATAGTTGTTTGTGATTTAGTGAAAAATAAGCAAGGCAACATTAAATATCAATCAAATTAAGCCGCATTCGCGGCTTTTTTAATGGGTGAAATATGTCTCAGGAAATAATGACAAAAATAGAACTGGGTGGTGTGTTGGGTAAAACATTTGGTAAAACACATCAGCGTCTGGTCAGTACTACATCAGAAGCTGTTCGTGCATTATGTTGCACTATCCCTGGCTTTGAGCAGTTTTTAAATACCAGTAAATCACGCGGCTTAACTTACGCAGTATTTCGCGGGAAAAAAAATATCAGTGAGGATGACCTTGGTTTTCCGGTAACAGATGATGTAATTCGTATTATACCGATGGTGATCGGCAGCAAACGCGGTGGCTTGTTCCAAACAATATTTGGCGCCGTGCTGGTGGCCGCTGCGGTGTGGATGGGGCCGGGTGGTATTTCTGCGGCTTTTGGTGCTGGCGGAATGGTCGGTTTTATGGCCACAACTGGCGCCGCTGTAATGCTGGGCGGCATTATCCAGATGCTGTCCCCGCAGCCAAATGGTATAGCCATGAAAGACCAGGGCGAAAATAAACCGTCCTATGCGTTCGGCGCGCCGACGAACACCGTTTCCCAGGGTTACCCGGTACCGATCGGTTACGGCAAGCGCCGCATTGGCGGAGCCGTTATATCAGCCGGTATTTACGTCGAAGATCAGCAGTAATCCTTTCTCAGTTTTTCAGCAGGAATCCCACAATGACACAAATCACAGGCCGCAAAGGTGGCGGCGGCAGCCCGCGCACGCCCGTCGAACAGCCGGACGACTTACAATCCGTTGCTAAAGCCAAATTGCTGATCGCCCTCGGTGAAGGGGAGTTTGCCGGGGAACTGACCGGAAAGAATATCTTTCTGGATGGCACTCCGCTGCTGAATGCTGACGGATCTGAAAACTTTCCCGGCGTGGTGTGGGAATACCGTCCCGGTACTCAGGCTCAAACCTATATTCAGGGGATGCCGGCGGCGGAGAATGAAATCACGGTCGGCACTACCGTTCAGAGCAGCACATCCTGGACACATGCATTCACCAATCCGCAGTTGTCTGCAATCCGCGTCCGCCTGAAATGGCCGTCCCTGTTCCGGCAGGAGGATAACGGGGACATGGTCGGCAACGAGGTGAAATACGCTATTGATTTACAGACTGACGGCGGCAGCTGGAAAACCGTTGTGGATGGGCGTGTGAAGGGCAAAACCACTTCCGGTTATGAGCGCACTCACCGTATTGATCTTCCGCAGTCGGCCACATCCTGGACACTGAGAGTCCGTAAAATCACGCCGGATGCTAACAGCGCCAAAATCGGTGACACGGTGGTATTACAGAGTTATACCGAAGTAATCGACGCCAAGCTGACCTATCCGCATACCGCGCTGCTGTATATCGAGTTTGATTCAAAGCAGTTTAACGGCTCGATCCCGCAGGTCACCTGTGAACCTAAAATGCGGATTATCCGCGTGCCGTCAAACTATGACCCGGAGCACCGGACATATTCCGGCACCTGGGACGGTTCATTTAAGTGGGCGTGGACCAATAACCCGGCCTGGGTATTTTACGATATTGTCATCTCCGATCGGTTCGGCCTCGGTGACCGCATCAAAATGCAGAATGTCGATAAATGGGAGCTGTACCGCGTCGCGCAGTATTGCGATCAACCGGTTCCGGATGGCAAGGGCGGCAGCGGTACAGAGCCGCGTTATATCTGTGACGTGTATGTGCAGGATCGCAATGAAGCCTATACCGTGCTGCGTGACTTTGCGGCCATCTTCCGTGGGATGACCTACTGGGGCGGTAATCAGATTATCACCCTGGCGGATATGCCGCGGGATATTGATTACAGCTACACCAAAGCCAACGTGCTGGACGGGAAGTTTACCTATTCCGGCAGCAGCAGTAAGGCCCGTTATTCCTCCGCGCTGGTATCGTACTCAGATCCGCTCAACGGCTATGCCGATGCGATGGAGCCGGTATTTGAAAATGAGCTGGTTCACCGGTTCGGCTTTAATCAGCTGGAGATGACGGCAATCGGCTGCACCCGTCAGTCAGAGGCCAACCGCAAAGGCCGCTGGGGCATCCTCACCAACAATAAAGATCGGGTGGTGACATTCGGTGTGGGGCTGGACGGCAATATTCCGCAGCCGGGCTATATCATTGCGGTGGCGGATGAAAACCTGTCCGGGAAAGTCACCGGCGGACGCGTCAGTGCGGTGAATGGCCGGAGTATCACCCTCGACCGCAAACCGGATGCCGCGCCGGGTGACCGGCTGATGCTGAACCTGCCGTCCGGTAAATCACAGGCCCGCACCATTCAGATGGTCACGGATAACGTGATCACCGTTACCACGGAATACAGTGAAACGCCGGAGCCGGAATGTGTCTGGGTGACGGAGTCAGATGAGCTGTACGCTCAGCAGTACCGGGTGGTGAGCGTGACTGAAAATGACGACGGCACATTCACGATATCCGCGGCGATGCATGATCCGGACAAATATAACCGGATAGACACCGGCGCAGTTCTCGATGAACGTCCAATCAGCGTTATTCCGCCCGGCAACCAGTTCCCGCCGAAAGATATCGCCATCAGCGCTTACTCTGTGGTGAATCAGGGGATCAGCATTGAAACCATGCAGGTTACCTGGTCACCGGCGGAGAACGCGATTGCCTATGAGGCGCAGTGGCGGCGTGATGACGGCAACTGGATCAATGTGCCGCGCAATGCCACCACCTCGTTTGACGTGCCGGGAGTGTATTCCGGCCGCTACCTGGTGCGGGTCAGGGCGATTAACGCGGCAGAAATCTCCAGCGGCTGGGGATACTCAGAAGAAACCCGGCTGACCGGTAAGGTGGGTGAACCGCCGATGCCGCTGAACTTCCGTGCGACCACACTGGTATTCGGGATCAAACTGAACTGGGAGTTCGGAAAATTCACCGAAGATACCCTGAAAACTGAAATTCAGTACAGTAAAACCAGTGACGGACAGAACCTGTTACTGCTGGCCGATGTGCCGTACCCGTCCCGCTCTCATGAACTGGCCGGTCTGGCTGCCGGTACTGCGTTTTATTTCCGCGCCCGGCTGGTGGATAAAACCGGCAACCAGTCCCCGTGGACTGAGTTTGTGCGCGGCGTAGCTGAGTTTGACGCATCGACCATTATTGACGAGGTGGCCGCCGGGCTGAGTGACTCCCAAATCATCAAAGACCTGCAATCACAGGCTGATGATAATTTCGAGGCCATCATCAACAACGCCAACAACGCTTACGGCCAGTGGGGCTACTGGCAGCGCGAAAGCGGCGCGATGAAGGCAGAGATTATCGAAGTCCGCAACTACACAGTCACGCAAACAAAGGCACTTGCGGAGAAACTGGATGCCGTTAAGGTGACCGCTGATGATAGTTTCGCCATGGCGCAGAACTCCATCCGGGCGCAGTGGGATATGGCATCCGGTCAGGCATCAGTGGTCCACGATATGAAAGTCCGCATTCATTACAATGGTGAGGACTATTCTGCCGGCATGGTTATCGGAGCGGAGCTGAAGGGCGGACAGGTGAGTACGCTTATCGGCTTTAACGCACAGCAGTTCGCATTTTATAACCCGTCCAGCAAATCCATGGATCTGTTTATGTACATGAAGGACGGTCAGGTCTTTATGCGCGAGGCGTTCATTAATCAGGCTTGGCTTAATGAAGTCGTTGTCACTGACAAAATGCAGTCGGAGAACTATGAGCCGGGTAAAACCGGATTTCTGATTGATGCGAAGGGCGGTAATGCTGAATTTAACAGTGCGACATTTCGCGGCACGTTGGATGTTGATTCAGGGGGGAGCACTGGTCGAATGGTTATAAAAAATAATCAGATAATTGTCTATGACGAAAATGGGAAATTGGCTGTGAAAATTGGTTATCTCGGAGGTTAATGATGAAAAAATTAATAGTGATTATAACTGCAATAATGGTATCCGGGTGTGCAACCAGTTACGAAAAAGTAAACTGCACGGGGGTTTACCGGATTAAAACACCAGGCATGGATAATGATGTGCTCGTTAAATTTGATCAGCGCCGACAGACCAGACGGGGAGATCTTTATCATCAGGTTCCTCAGCTTGGATTTAAAATTAATGGTGGGTGGGTAAAACCTGAACATATTAAGGAGTTTACATGTCATGGGGAATAGAAATATATGATACTGACGGGAAGCCAATAAAAGTTACCGGGACAAGTTTTGTTCTCGATCAGTTTAGTGTGACGAGTGACGGATCCCGAACTTATTCAAATATCCCTCAGGGAAAAACATTATCAGTTTCCGCAATTAATATTAATCCCAGCATAACCGGTACACTTATTAATACAAATGGTAATACTGTCAGTTGGAAATGTGGCAATAATGCTAATGTAGTAATAATGGTGATGATCACATGAGATATGGCGCACAGGTTTATAACAACGGAATGGAGGAAATACTCTCACCCTATGAATCCTCCGTTTTTTATAAAAGAATGAGAATAACCCCGGGGGTTACCCGGCTGTTTCTGAGAACAGAGCAATCCACGCCACTTATTTTTATCCGTGCGGTGAGCTTTACCGGAGTATCTCTGAACGGATTGTGTGACGTTACTGTGGTGAATAATTACTGGTGCGTCGATCTTAAAGGCGATCCCGGTATGCCGTTTGATATTTATATTTTTGTAAAATCATCTTATTACGTTTCTGTCTTCCCTCAAAAATGGGGGATACGTATTTATAATAATGGCTTACTGACGCACGCATCCAGTCAAAGGCCACTGCGGATACTGACGGGAAATAATTTTAATTCTCAGTCTGGTCAGGCAGACACCGGAGTTCCGTGTGCAGTTTTAATATCAACACTTGGTATTCTTGGTCTTCAGGATGATCACGGAGGTAAAACGGTAAGAATTACCGGGTGTGGCGCTGGCAACAAAGCGATATGGAATTCAATGATTGTTGCCGGGCAAATGTCGTCTACAAATATTGGCAGTCAGTATTTTTATATAGACACCAGGGAATACATCTAACAATCATCCAAAATCAACCGCTCCGGCGGTTTTTTTATGTCTGAAATTTAAGGAAACCCCATGATTTACACAGACGGCACTATAGCCATTAAAGCCGGTTCACCGATCGTAACCGGTACCGGCACACAGTGGAAAAAGAACATTCACGGTGTGGCTCCCGGCCAGCTTATCAGCATTGAGAACGGCACAGCACCGGTCAGCATGATGATCCGTGCGGTAAACAGTGATACCGAACTGGTGTTGTCATTCAATGCCCCGGTAACGCTCAGCGGCGCGAAATACTCCATCGCCACTACAGTACCGGACTCAATTTCAGATGCGGCCCGCACCATGTCAGCCAATCAGGGCTATATCGTTTATTTTCTTCAGGCCATGCAGCAGTGGATGACAGACACCGGCCAGGTGGAAATTGATCTGCCGAACGGCCAGAAGGTGACATTGGATAGCATTAAAGCCCTGAACGAAGCCATCAAAAATATAAACGATAAGGTTGATGGTATAAAAATCCCGGATGCAACAACGTCACAAAAAGGGATTGTGCAGCTCTCAGCATCGGTCGGCACATCAACAATAAAAGTACCGCATGAGAAAGCAGTTAATGATGCGCTGGGTAAAAAAGCGGACACCACCAGGCTGGGAACGGCCGCTTATGCGAATACCGGAACGGACACCGGTAATGTCATGACCGTGGATTCATTCGGGCTGGGGCCTAAAAATTTAAACTCAAACCCCATACCGGATTTCAATAAGCACGATGCCAGTGGGTTTTATGCATTCACTCCTGATTCGGTCGGGAGACCGTGGAATGGTTATGGTACTGCAATATGTGCAAAATACAGCACGTCAGTGACATATCTTTTAATGCCTGTCTACGGCAACACGATGGCAAAAATTTTTCGCAGGGATGGCGATGGGGTATGGTTAAGTGTTGATGTTCTGACATCCAACTTGTATACCATAGACGGAAACGGTTTTTACAAAAGATCATCCCCGATTATCCAAATTTACCCTGATGGCCATTACGAGACCAACGACGAATCCGATGGCGCGGAAGTCCGTCGCACCGGCACCGGTCAGTACCACATCACCGGTATACTCAGTTATAACTCAGATGGTGCCTGGGGCGTAAACGGCGGTATTTCCGTACCGAAAGACAATAACGGCCTTGAGCTGGTTTACGTTGCTGACCGCGTACAGGAAGACGGCAGTATCATCATCGAAACCTGCCACCGTCAGCATGCACATTTACCGGAACGCTTCCAGAACTGGCGGCTGAAAGAAATCACTCCGGAAGGTGAGCGTATTTTCTATCAGGACGGTGAACCGTGTGATCTGCCGGAATCCACCCGCCTCGATGTTCGCGTCGAGATGCCGCAGGGCTCTGTGTGGAATGTGAAGCAGCGTGAACTGGCCGAACAGATGGAGCGTGAGCAGGCAGAGCGTGAAGCGCAGAAAGCAGCAGAGCAGGCCGGATACTCAGAGGAATAA